TTACTGGTAGCCAATGCTTTGGCAACACGCTGGGCAAGCTCAAACCCTTGCAGGCTGGTCATCCCAACACTGACGTTTGGCGTTTTGGCGATATCCTGAGCCACGGACGGAACCGGGCGAAGTGCTGTTGTCATTTCTCTCTCCTATGCTGCAATTGGTTGTTCAAGTCTCGATTGGTACTCGGCTACCAATTCCTCAAATCGGTATAAATCGTTTACCAATGCGGTGATGTATTCCTCATCACGCGCCACGCTCCACACCGTCAGGGATTTATTCACCCCGGACAGAATCGGCGCGTAGATGGCCAGATGCCAGACGTTGCGGCCTGTAATCCACATGCCGCCCTGAATCTGGTCCAGGTAGGCCGAGACATCGTTATCGAGTAGCGCCGAACGGATACGCTCCGGCGATACCACACATTTAATCTCGACGCCTTGCGTGTCACCTATCAGCCCATCAGCCGAAGCGCCAAACCGGGCGCAATCAGTAGTGACGAAACCGCATTCCTCAATATCCATACCGATGTGATGCGAAAGCTGATCCCGCGCTTCCGGCTCTAATTCCCGGCCTCGGCGCATGGCCCATGTTTCAAAACCCTCATCCATGGGAAAGCCGCTAATGCGCTCGACTGCCGTTTTCACGGCATAGTCGCGGGCTACCGATGACCAGTCTCCATTTTTGAGTTTGGTTCTGGCGGTTTTGAACATGGATGCGGTCAACACGCCTGCTCTGGCCTTAAACCAAAGCTCAGAACCCTGTGGCGCTGTGTGAACGATCACGCTTCCCTCCGGTTGATTTCGGTTTCGAGTTCAGTTTTCCGCTGAATCAGCCAGCCGATATGCGCACCCAAATTGGCGCAATCCTGTTGGCATTGTTCTAGTTCCGCTTGAATATGCTGAAGCCGCCATTGCTGTTTCCGGCGCTGCAAGGCATGGCCGAAGATGTCTTCAAAGAGTTTCATGTATCCTCCGGGGTATCGTCATCAAGCGGGCCAATATCGGCCCAATCTTCGATAATGCTGAAAAACCAGACTGAGGCGACAAGGGCCAACAGTATCCAGATGATGGTTTCAATCACGCTGCAACTCCTTCCTTAACCTAGCAATCTCATTCGCCAGCGCGATTGCCGTATGCACGGCGGTTTCGCGCTTGAACTCGTTGATGATTGGCCGCGCCTCTTCTAGTTGTTGATAGGCCAGTTGCAGGTTAAAGATTTCCCTGTCAACGGGATTGGTTATGGCCTGGGCGCTCATGCGGCCTCCGTGCTTTTCAGTGCTTCAAGCCGGTCAGCCACGTTGCGCAAGTTCCAGCAAAGGGCGCTGATCGTTTCATCCGTCATCACCAAAAACCCGCCATCTACAGCAGTCATTACGGATGATGCGCCGTTGAGTATTGTTGCCAGCGAGGCAATTTCTCTAATCGTCGTGTCGTTCATCTGGCTCTCCTTCGTTTTCGGTTTTGTATTGTTGCCAAGCCGCCTCAATGGCTTTTATCAGGTCGGCTTTTGCATCCTCGGCTTTGCCGTGCTGCAAGCTGTAAATGATTTCCTCGATAGCGTCTTCGCCTATCTTGGAGACATACGGCTCTTCACATTCCCACTTGTCGCGGGCGACATCCTCTGAGTCGTCATAGCGCGGGTCTGCCGGGTGTCCTGTGTACATTAAATAGTCAGGATCAAACATCATTCCCACGCTCCTGCCATCCCGAGAACGGCATAGGCCAGAATCCCGGCAATGGCTATGTGAGCCACTGCGGAAATCAGGAACTCGTTAAACGAAATCGTCTTGCGGCGATACGGTCCCTCAATGCGGACCGGCTGGCGGCGGGGCTGATTAGGGAGGTTTTGTAGCGTCATCATTGGTGTCTCCGGTTTTGCCGTCCTTGGCAGTGAATTGGTTAGGCCAAACGCTTGTGGTTTTGCAGGGTTTCAATCCTGCCAATTAGCGTGTCGATTTGTTTGATAATCGCCACACTTGCGCCGCCATCTTCAGCAGTGTGCAGCGCCTCAAATGCAGCTTTTTTGGCTTTGCCTAATTGCTCTCTGATGGCGTAGTTCGTGTCTTCTTTTTTGCTCATCTCTTTCTCCGGTTGTTGTTAGCGCCACACCTCCTTTCCATCGTTCCTCCGTTTGCCGTGTGGCTTGAGGCACAATATCGCAAAAGCGATTGATTAAGTCAACCGCAATTGCGATAATTCCCCCACGCCAATTCCGGCGCATGGGAGAGAACGATGAGCGCGAGAGCGGAACACATAGAGAACCGGCCTGATTACAGCCGGTTCATTCTCAACAAGACGCAGGCGGCAGAGGATCACGGCTTTGAGCCGGTTTGGATGCCTGACTTCTTGTTTGATTTTCAGCAGTCCCTGGTCGAATGGGCGCTACGCAAGGGCAGGGCGGCGATCTTCGCGGACTGTGGCCTGGGCAAGACGGCCATGCAGTTGGTGTGGGCCGAGAACGTGGTGAGGAAAACTAACGGCAATGTTTTGATCCTGACCCCTCTAGCGGTATCGGGGCAGACGGTACGCGAGGCTGAGAAATTTGGGATTGAAGCCAAGCGATCACATGACGGAACCGCGCATCGTGGGATCACCGTCACCAACTATGAGCAACTACACAAATTCACCCCGGATGATTTTGCCGGGTGCGTCTGCGATGAAAGCTCAATCCTCAAATCGTTTGACGGGTCACGCAAGCAAGAAATCACCATCTTCATGCGGAAGATGGCGTATCGCCTCCTGGCGACAGCGACCGCCGCGCCCAATGACTTTATTGAGCTAGGCACTAGCTCCGAGGCTCTCGGCTATTTGGGCTACATGGATATGCTCAATCGGTTCTTCAAAAACGACCTGAACAACTCCAGTACAAAACGCGGATGGGCTTTGCAAGGCGGAAATTTGAGCGGCCCCAAGTGGCGATTCAAGGGCCATTCGGAACTGCCGTTCTGGCGGTGGGTGTGTTCCTGGGCCAGAGCCATGCGCAAGCCGAGTGACCTGGGTTTTGATGATGGGCGGTTCCTGTTACCACCACTGGCGGAAGAAGAACATCTAGTCGAAAGCGAAGGCGTGAGCGGCTACTTGTTCAACGTGCCGGCCATCACTCTCAATGAACAGCGGCAAGAAGCTCGGCAAACGCTGGACGTCCGCTGCAATCGCGTGGCCGAGCTAGTCAACAACACCGGCCAGCCGGCCTTAGTCTGGTGCCATCTGAACGATGAAGGCGACCTGTTGGAGCAACTGATACCGGATGCGGTACAGGTTGCCGGCTCCGACAAAGATGAAGCCAAGGAAGAACGCTTTACCGCATTCTCAGAGGGCAAGGCGCGAGTCCTGATTACCAAACCGAAGATCGGCGCGTGGGGGCTGAATTTCCAGCACTGCAACCACGTTCTATTCTTCCCGTCGCACTCGTTTGAACAGTATTACCAGGGCGTCCGCCGTTGCTGGCGCTTTGGTCAACAGCGCCCGGTCAAGGTGGACATCGTGACCACCGAAGGCGGGCAAAACGTCCTAAGCAATCTCCAGCGCAAGGCCGTGCAAGCCGACCAGATGTTCTCGAATCTGGTGGATGAAATGAACCACGCGATATCTCTCAATCGCGGAATCTCTTACAACAAACCAATGGAAGTACCCACATGGCTATCCTCGATCAAGTAATCAATGACAACAGCGCCCTATTCAATGGCGATTGCATCGAAGTGATGTCCGGTCTACCCGATCAAAGCATTCATCTTTCGATCTACTCTCCGCCTTTCTGCGGGATGTACCAGTATTCCAGCAACGAGCGCGACATGTCGAACTGCGACAGCTACGATGACTTCTTCGCGCACTACGAATTTGTCGTGCGGGAATTGCATCGGCTCACGCTACCGGGCCGAATGACTGCCGTGCATTGCATGGACGTACCGACCGGCAACACCGGCAACGATGCGCTGATTGATTTCCCCGGCGACATCATCCGCTTGCATCAGCGGATTGGCTGGCATTTCACCGGGCGATATGCCATCTGGAAAGAGCCGCTTACTGTGCGCAATCGCACATTGATGAAGTCATTGGCCCATAAAACCATCGTAGATGATTCAAGCAAATGCAGTTGTGCCAGCGCGGATTACCTGTTGATGTTCCGCAAGAAAGGCGAGAATCCGCTACCGATTGCACACCCGACCGGGCTGGATGCCTATGCCGGCGAACGTCAGATGCCGAATGACTTGCTTCAATACAAGAACTGGCAAGGCAAGCAAACTGAGAACCGCTACAGCCATTGGATTTGGCGACAGTACGCTTCCGCGTTTTGGGATGACATTCGCCTAGATCGTGTCTTGCCATTCCGGGAAGCGAAGGACGAAGAGGACGAAAAGCACGTACACCCGCTGCAACTGGACGTGATCGAGCGGTGCGTCCAGTTGTGGTCAAACCCTGGCGAAACCGTCATCACTCCTTTTATGGGTGTCGGGTCAGAGGTCTATCAGTCGATCCTGTCGGGCCGCAAGGCGATTGGCGCGGAACTGAAGCCGTCCTACTACCGGCAAGCCGTCAAGAATGTTCGCATAGCTATTGAGCAAAATGGCTTTGTGCAGGACGATGATCAGGCGGATTTGTTCACGGCCTAGCGCCTAAACCGGGTGTGTTCGACCATCGTGCCGATAATCTGAATCGGCTGTTGGTCGGACCGCATGACGGCGTAATCCGGATTCAACGGGACAAGCTCAAAGACTTCCACGCCATCAATGATTCCACGGGGCCGGTACTTCTTGAAGGTAGCGGCCTCCTCATCATTCCGGGCCACCACGAAGTTGCCAGGATCAGGCTGAACGTCCGGGTCGATCACGACCACATCATTCTCCTTGAACTCCGGTTCCATGCTGTTTCCGACGATGCGCAAGGCGAAGGTATGCGGGCCATACCCGCTATTGGCAAGGATGTACTCATCGGCTCCGCCACGCGGGAATGAATCGACAATATCGCGCCACGCGCCGGCCTGTACGTAGCTGATGATGGGATAGCCGCGACGGTTAGGGTCTAGGGTTATGCCGCGTTGGATGTTGGGAACATGACCGCCATGAACAAGATGCTCTGGCGAGCATTGCAAGGCCTTTGCTAGGTCGACGACCTCTCTTGATCCGTCATTCCTGCCGCGCTCAATGTCGCTGATGGTCGTCTGGCTAAGGCCGGCTCGTTTGGCCAGTTCAGCCTGACTGATTCCAAGTTCTTTGCGTCTGTCTCTGACGCGATCTCTAAAAGTTTTCATATCGCAATTGTTATGCAAAAAGGGACCGCACGGGCGATTGCATAACAATCGCAAAAGCGATATAGTTCTGACCTATGGACTGGAAGAACCTAATACAAGACCTCAGAGACTCAGGTTTGACGCAAAACGAAATTGCGGACAAGGCTGGATGCTCTCAGGCGTACATCAGCGACTTGTCTAACGGCAAGCGCGGCAAATCAGTGAGCTATGAGATAGGGACTCGACTCCGCGATCTTCATAAATCAACGGTTCGTAAGGCGCATGCCGCATGATCAGTCACGCTACCTTTGCCAGCCGTCGATGCCTACGCTCCGGCTGGCTTTTTTATTCGAATCCCGCCCTGACAGACGGCGGTCAATCGTCTGTCCGTAATCTCCTCTCCAAGTTACCCGCTGGCGCAAGGCTGGCGGGGTTTTTTGAGGTTCACTGATGGGACATCCATTCACCGAGCAGGAAGATCGTTACATCATCAGCAACTACCGGAAGCTGTCATCTTCGATGATTGCCGAAGACATCGGTAGGCCATGGCAAAGCGTCAGGGACCGAGTAACCAAGCTGCGGAAGAAAGGATTTATCACTGGCCAATACGCGCAGAAGCCAGGACGGCCCGCGCAACCAAAGCAATCCGCGCAAGCAGCGGAAACAGCACTTACAAAATTCAACTATGCCGCTATCGAGGATAGCGTTCGCCTGTATTTGGCGAGTCAGGTATCCGCGCATCGGTTGACCTATCAGGCATCCGTCATTTTGATGCTGAAACTCACCAACCATCTGCAACAAAAAGGCGCGGCCAAACTCGGCCAGATGTCGGTTTTGCAGATTGTCGAACTACTACAAAAAGACCAGTCATTAACCATCGGAGAGACACCGTGAAATTGACCTGTACCCGTGAAGATTTGCTCGGCCCATTACAGGCCGTTATGCCGGCGATTGCGTCCAAGGCGCAAATACCTATATTGGGCAATGTGCTTCTTACTGGCTGTGATTTCCTGTCGATAACGGCGACCAATCTCGAAACCCAAATCAAAAGCCGTGCCGATGTGCAATCAGATAGCGGATTTGGCGCTACCGTGCCGGCGCGAAAGCTGTTTGACATCTTGCGACTGGCCCCGGAAGGCGCGACCGTCAAGATTGAAGCCGCTGGCGACAAATTGAAGGTCAAGGCGGGGCCAAGCCGCTACACATTGGCCACGATGCCGGTTGAGAACTTCCCGGCTTTCGTTACCAGCGATACCGAGCAATCGGTAGTCCTGCCGGCTGAAACCCTACTGCGCGGCTTCAAGCGAGTGGCTTTCTGTATGGCGAATGGTGATGTCAGGTATTACCTGAACGGGCTGGCCATGCGTGTTGCTTCATTTCACATTGAAACAGTGGCGTCAGATGGCCACAGACTGGCCATGCAAAAAGAGCCGCTGCCCGAATACCAAGGC